CCGGCGGGCGTTTTTTATAATTGTCTATTTTTTCGTTCTTCGTATTTTTTGAGCGTATCATCTAATCTTTCAAGTTCTTCTTCCAAAGTACCAACGGTACGGGATGGATATGGAGATTCATCCGGTTTATAGTAGTGGACGGCCTGAGCTGCATATTTGTCCGCTTTTCGCTTCTGGACTGACTCACGGAGAAGGCTACTAACTAAATATGTGATTGCAAAAGGGGTTGGAACACGGCGAAACAGTCTCATAAAAATCTCTCCTAATGGTTAGCAAAACTTGTTTTCTTTCTGTAATTATATCAAGAGTTAATAAATTTTCAACCATTGGAACGGAGGAAAGCAAATGGATATTCAGGAAATCAACCAGAGTTCGCCGGAGTTCCTGTATCAGATACTGGGGCGGCTGGAAGCGGATTGTCTGTATTATCTGAGAAACGGTGGGCGCTTTGCGGGCCATCTCTGGGCAGGCAACGAGCGCAAGCAGATCAAACTGATGCGGATGATTTACCGCCGCTTGTGTGAGATTGGAGCCGCGCCGGAATGGATGAGCGAGCAGCAGATCAACGACTTTGCGGAGCAGATGCTGGTG